CAATCATGCGCGACCCCGATTTTTTCCACGTCCGGGAGCCTTAAATAGGGTTGACAATTTAATATATTTTGTTTAATTTTCAACTATGAGCCAAAACCTCCTCATTCCAAACAAATACGCCATCCACATAAATGAATCCCGGCAGGCAGTTTCAAAAGCAATCAAGCTTGGGTTGATAAAGACGGTAATGTATCGCGGGAAAAAACACATCGATCCCGACGATCCAGTAAACAGGGACTGGGCCATTTCCCTGAAGGACAAGAAAGCCGGTCAAAGTTTCAGCAGTAAAAAGGCGTCAAAAAAGAAAGCAGGTCCTGGTACGGTCGGTCCCCCCGGAGGAGAAAACCCCCTTGTCCAGCAGCCGGCAGGAGATATTGACGGAATACCTCCGGAAATCATCCAGATGATCGAGGCGGGGGCCCTGACAATTACCGCGGCCCTGCAACTGCCAAAGGCCTGGGTTGATAAGCTGAAATCATATGAGCAGATGAAATCCATAAAACAAAACCGAGAAGAGCGGCGCCATGAGCTCGTGAATATTAAGCTGATCAAGAACACGCTTGGCCGTGTTTACGAAATCCACCGGACGCAGTTCCTCACCTTGAATACGAAGATTGTACCAGGCCTCGCTGGTGCCATGAGCGAAACGATAACGATCACCCCTGAAATGGTTGGAAAAAAAATAGACATGTTCACCGGGAACAAACCGGAAAGCATGACAGAGGCCGACAGGATTATTGATGAGGCATGTTTTACTATTTTAAAAAATATCAAGGGTGAGCTGAACAAGTTTTTTAAGCTGGTAAAAGATGAGCCCCTCTCTGACTGATTATCAGAACGACATCGCCATTCTTGAATCGATCATCGATGATATGCCGACAGATCCACCACCGCGCCATGTCAGCGAGTACATCCAGGCAAGGCGCATCATGCCAACGAATACGCCGTTCCCCGGTCCTGTCGATTTATCCCGAACACAGTATGCCGTTGAGATAATGGACTGCATGAGTCCGCATGATCCAACGCAATTCGTGGACGTGATGAGCGCCTCCCAGCTGGTGAAATCATTTATCCTTGAATGTATCTGCGGTTATTATATGGGGGCATGTCCGGCCCCTATCCTGTTTATGAGCGGCACAGAAGACCTCCTATCAAAATGGTGGGATAAGCGGCTGGAGCCGCTGATCGACAGCCTGGGGATCCGTGATAAAATGATATCTCCAGTGGAGAATGAAAAGAGCCGCAGGACAGGGGACACCTCAAAACGAAAATTATTCCATGGCGGTTTTCTCGAGCGCGGCAGCGCCCAGGCGGCGTCATCACAGCGGGCCGACTCTGTGCGGATCCTGCTCCTGGATGAGCTTGACGCGGCCCCTCCCCTACTGAATACCGGTGAAGGATTCTGGGATGAAAACGCAGAAGCGCGAACAAAGGGATGGGGAAACCGCCGAAAAGTCGGCGCATTTTCAACGGCGACCGAATTCCAATCATCGACGATTTATCGGAGATTTCTCCTGGGTGATCAATGTGAATATCTGGTCCCGTGCCCTCACTGTAATAAATTCCAATTTTTGGAACGAGGAACGGAGCGGGGATCTCATGGATTGCGTGTTGAGCTGAAGAACGGCGCCGTCGATTTTGTGTATTATCTTTGTGATCATTGCCATGACGCAATATTTGAGAACAGCAAACCATGGATGATAAAATCGGGCAGATGGGAACCGAAGACGAAACCAGAGCGATTGCGGCGGTCGTTCCACTTGAATTCACTGCTCGCACCATATGGCGGTTTTTCATGGCTGGACTACTGGACTTCATACCAGAAGGCACAGCGCTCTCCGGATGGCATGAGGGTTTTTACGAACCACCAGGATGGGTTGCCCTATGTGGCGAGCGGCAGTAGGCCAAAGGCTGAGATTGTTCTCGAGAACCGCGGGAAGTACCGGGAGGGGACGGTTCCACCTGGCGTGCTGTATCTCACCGCCTTTGTGGACGTTCAGCGCGGGAGTAAAAACGACCCAGAGAATCCGCCCCGCCTTGAAATGGAGGTCCTCGGTATCGGGGCTGGGTATCGCAGCTGGTCGATAATCTATCGGCGATTTGATGGCATGGTCGATGATCCATATGCTGGATCGTGGGAGGATCTGTTTCAGTACATCATCACAACAGAGTTCACCTATTCCAGGCGTGAAGACAGTTTCCGTTTTCCAGTGAGGCTTGCGCTTATAGACTCCGGAGACGGTGAAATGTCCGACATAGTATACCGGTTTTGCAACCGACTGCAGAACACATTTCCCAGCAAAGGATTCAAAGAGATCCACCAGCGAAAAAAGGAAAAGCCAGATGAGCTCACCGACAGCTCGTTCAAGCGATATCGGCTTTCAAAACTCAACGAGGAGATTTCATTGTATGAGATCAGCACTGTGTATTATAAAAACCAGGTTTATAATAATCTGAAAATCAGGCGGCAGGAGTCCGGGGAACAAAAGCCAGGATTTTGCGATTTCCCCATTGATTATGGACAGCATTATTTCGACATGCTCACCGCTGAGGAAAAAATGGCCGATGGGTCATTTGACTCAAAGAGCCGCAGGAACGAGGCGCTGGACTGCCGTGTCGGATGCCTGTGCGCCGCCGACATATGGCTGGATTCTGAAGTTTTGAATTACCGCACCTGGGCAAAGCAGAACAAGGCGTCATCGCATGATATTTTGAAAATCACTCACCGAACCGTCATCGATGAAATGACACGACAGACCGCAATAAAAAGGGTTGACATTAAAAAATAATTATGAAAGTTATGTCCCATGACCTACGCCTCCATAAGAAATGCGCGATTACTCGCGAAACTAAAACGAATCCAGGACGCACTCGAAGCGCTGTATTCCCAGTATGAAAGTCTTGCCGCAACAGAAAACGAGTCTTACGAATTCGACAGCGGCGACGGAAAGCAGAAAACAAAGCGCCGCAGTCTCACCGACATCCTTGACAATATTCAGCGCCTGGAGGCCGAAGAGGCAAGCGTGATAAATGACCTGTATAATATGGGACTCGTTTCCGTCAAGGTCAGGAGGAAGCCGTGAACCTGTCCGCTGTCATGAACGCCGTATCCTACCCGCCTGCAGTGTTCACCTTTCCGGTATGTCAGGAACAATATGAAAAACAGGAGCTTGAATCTGGCCGCGCTGCTATTATGGGAAGCGGCATGTCGGTCCCTGTCACGTCGTTCGGCGGCGGGGCAAAGTATCCCGGGGGACTCTCCCGCGGGAATTCAACCGCAATAAATTTCCATCACCATTTCAAGATCATGCAGGAAGCCAGGGACGCCATGTACGACAGCGTGGAGGCCAGGGCGCTCGTTACATCGATAGTCGATACCGTTGTGGATGTCGGCCTACGATGGAAACCACAGCCAGATATTGACATTCTTGGCCTTACCATGGAACAGGGAGAGCAGTGGGCGGAACTGGTCGGGAATATGGTCCATCTCTGGGCGCAATCGAAAAAGTCAGACCGCAGGCGCGTTAATAATTTCTACCAGAACCAGAGGCTGTACCAGTTATTCCAGCAGCGCGACAACGACATTTTTACCCGCCTGTATTATGGCCGGGATAGGGACCAAATAAACCCGGTACAGATCGAATTTATTGACCCAAACCAAATAAACGGATACGGCTCAACGTCGTCGCTCTGGAATTCTGCGCGCGATGATGGAATTATCCGCGACGGAAATGGAAGAGAAACAGGGTTCAAGGTCTGGACAGTTTCGCAGGATGGAAAATACAGTGAATCGACCATCCCCGCGGTGGGTGAAAAATCAGGCCGAACCATGATGCTCCACGGGTTCAACCCTGAATATGCCGGCCAGGGCCGCGGATACTCCAAAATGGCCCACCTCATTCAGGAGCTGTCAGACCTGACCGACCTGAAATTTTCTGAGCTCCAGAAGGCCATAAACCAGGCGTCATTTATGGCGGCCATTGAAAACGAAATGCAGGCGCCGTCAAATCCGCTCGAAGGCAGAAAGGTTGGTCCCCCCATATCCTATGCTGAACAGCAGGCATCATATGCAGATCAGAGCGACGACACGCTGACCGGCACCCCAGCGATAAACTGGGATCTGCAGCCAGAGGCGACGATCAGACAGCCAGGATCAACACTCGTGGCAAACCTGAAGCGCGGGGATAAATGGATAAACCTGCAATCAACCGCTCCGTCTGCTCAATTTGAAAAATTCTATAATTTCGTGTGTGAATATATCGCCGCATCACTCGGATGGTCAAACGAGGTGGTGCTGAAGAAATTCCAGAATAATTACAGCGCCAGCCGCGGCACATTGCTCCTGATATGGAGAACGGCACAGATCGAACGGAACGAAATGGTCGCAGATTTTCTGGATCCCATACTTGAAATGGTATTATCTGAATATATCGCTGCCGGCAAAATCTCGGCTCCCGGGTGGTCAGATCCGGTCCTTCGTGCAGCCTGGATGTCAGGCACATGGCAGGGCCAGCCCATACCGAACATTGACCCGCTGAAAGCAGCTGAGGCAGACCGCGCATATGTTGAGCTCGGGGCGCAGACGCTCGATGACGTTGCCCGTGAATACAATGGATCCTCAGGCAAGGCGAACCGGGCGGCAAATACTCGCCAATTTGCAGAGCTGCCGCCATCCCCGTTTGCGAAGGCAGCTGCGCCTGCAGCTGCGCCACAAGATGAGAATAATAATAATGGCGGTGGAAATGGCGAATCCTAAGTTTGTGCGATTACCGAAAAACACCTGGGCATGCGTTGCCGCATCTGTTACGTCGGGACAAGTTTTCAAGGCTGATTTAAAACCAGCCTCGTATATTTCAACATACCGGATGGCCGGCGGTGAAAAGCCAACGGCGTTCGAGGAAGGGGTCGAGGTGTTTTTGACCACGAATTATGAGGTTATCAGCGCTCCTGAAGCAATCGACGTGTACATGATGGCAGTAGGAAACAAGGGCCAGGTGAGGGTCGATTTATGATAGGACCAATCGGAAACATCCTGGGTGCGTTTTTTGATTATGTTCATGTCCCTTATGACCCTGACGATATCACCACCATAATGGGGTATCTGAGGACCGGGTATTTCCACGTCCATGGCGCGTCGTTTATTTATCCCGACAAGGCAGCTCCGGTTGAACTGACCAGCGCCGCAGGTGCATGGGCCATCACAGGGAATAAAATCGAGGTAATCCCGGCAAACGCCATTACTAAGAATTTCGACCTTCACTGGGCGTCAATATCAACGATATCAGCGGAGCTTGATGGCGTGATTGATATTTTCGCAGGCCCGGCGCCATCTGAAGTACAGATCGGCGCTGTTGATGTATCAAGGACAACGAATTTCTCCAGGGAAGGGGCCATGCCAGTGCAGATCCCGCAGCAACCGGCGAACACACGTATTTCATGCCGTTTCTCTGACAGCACCGCGCAGGCCAGGACGGTCAGGGTTAAATTCTATGGGCATGTTTACGACACATCACTGGTATAGAGGATTAAATAAATGCAGAATTTCACCTCGTGGCTCCCGCTTATATTTTCAATCACACTCGCCGCCGTCGGATTCATCGTCTGGCTCATCCGCCTGGAGGGACGAATCATGAAAACAAATACCGTGATCGACATGCACCGTCATTCCTGCGTCAAGAAGCATGAGGAGGAGCACGCCAGGGACACCGAGAACCTGCAGGCAGTGCGACACTCAATAGACAAGCTGTTCGACCTTGTGCGAACAGTGCAGACCGGTGTTGATGAAATCAGAGGCTGGAAAAATGGCCTCCCAAAAACCTGAATATCGAGAGTGGCCTGAGGTATACTGTCACATTCGTGACACCCTTTGTGGCCGCTGTGAATTTAAATGCACCGAGACCCGCCGAATTTTCTGTATTGAGCAGTTCTTGTACATCACCAGCCACTGGGAGATTGAAAATAATTATCTGAAAAAAACTTGACAAGAATTATGTCCCGTGACTATATTTACGCCAAATGGAACGACTCATCAATTATTTAAAAAATCTGTCACAAAAAAAATTCAGCGGTAACGTTGAAATTACATTTCACCAGGGAGGTTTTCGCGGGATCCAGATCGTGATTCGCCAAGAGATCAAGAATTTCTAACTATATTTTAACGGATATCTTTTAAGCCTCTTTTTGAGATTTCTTGAAAGCCCGTATCGGTTCAACCGGTGCGGGCTTTTTTTATGCAAAAATTATGACAGTAAAAAAAATAATACTAAGCGGAGAAATCGGGTGGGACATCACCCCTTCGGGTGTGCGCGGTGAAATTGACGCCGCAGCTGGAGCCGATCTCGATGTTCATCTTGCCAGCCCGGGAGGATTCGTAACAGACGGCATAGAGATTTATAACCTTTTCCGCGATTACAAGCGAACCTACCCCGCAGCACAGTTGTCACTCACGATAAAAGGCGACGCCATGAGCATGGCCTCATATTTGGCTGTCAATCCCGCATGGGATCTCGTGGCTGCTGAAGACAACGCCATTTTTATGATTCACAACGCCTGGGGCGGAGTTGTCGGCGATTACCGCGACATGCGGAAAATGGCCGAAGTCCTTGATGGAATGAACGGCATCATCGGAAAGGCGTATACGGCGAAAACCGGGAAAAACGAAAAAGAAATCCGCCGCATGATGGACGACGAAACATGGTATTTCGGCGATGAGATCAAGACCGCCGGGTTCGTCGATGAAATCATTAAGACAGAATCCGATAAGGACCGTTCAGCCGCCATGGCATCCGGAAAAATGAAATTTTCCGCACTTAGCAAAAAACTCAATGAACCGGCTGACCGGTGTGACGTTGAAAAAATCGCCGCACTGCTCAGGCCACTCCAGCCAGCACACAACCCCGCCACAGAAACGCGGGATAATAATTATCAGGAGGATTCTATGACCCTTGAACAATTTCTCAAAGAGAATCCCGCCGCGAGGATCGAGCATGAGGCCGCAGTAAAGGCCGCAACCGAGGCGGGATACAAGCAAGGCAAGGAAGACCAGCTGTCAATAAATGCCAGGGCCGCAAAGTTTGCGGAAAGCGCAGATTACCCGGCAGCGGTTAAGGGCCTCGCTATAGACGTCATGCAGGGCAAAAAGTCGATTGATGCCCTTGAGGCGCTTGCAGCGAACGCCGACATGCTGAAAGAACTGGTGTCGTCCCAAAACGCAGCCGTTGAGTCCCAGCAGAGCGCGTCCACCCAGGGGCAACACACCCCGGCTCCCGAAATATACTCGGTCGCCGAAATGATCAAACGCGACAAGCTCGCACTCGGACTGGAGGTATAACATGGCCGTACAAAACAGACTCGATAACACCACCGAACCCATCATATTAAGCGAAAACAGTCTCGTGAAAAACGGGACGGTGATGGACCTCAATGCCCAGCGAACTGGTCCTCTCCTGCGCGGGACTATTCTCGCCAAGGTTGTTGGGGGTGACGAACTCTGGACTCCGTGGGTCGCTGTAAACGGAGTTGATGGATCAGCTGTCCCCCGTGGTATTTATCTGGGCGGCGACATTACGCTTGCTGAATTTTCGGCAGCCGAGGGAATGATTGAGGACTGCCCTATTCTCGTTGGCGACGCCACTGTCAACGAACAACTCATAGTGTGTGACCAGGACATTCTCACCCTTGAGGACATCATTGGCCTTGGCACTATATGGGCAGTATCCGGCAGGCTGGCTCTGAAGTCTGCGGCAAACATCTACATCGAAGAAACCGTGTCCATAAGCGGACATGAGAACTAAGGAGGAATAAACAATGGCTATTACCCCCCAAGCAGTTGATTTTTACAGCCGCTACATGGACGCCCTGTTTGATGAAAAAGACATCATTGGCGTGACCACGGTGTGGCAGCAGTTTTTCGGGAAGCCGGCACACGGCAACTCGAAAACCATATACAGCCCCAACAGTGAAGTCGTCGAAATTGACATCATGCGGGCAAACGAGAGGATCGCCGCCATGGTTCACCGTGGCATCGATTCCAGGATGTTGAACCTGCAGAAAAATTCTGCCACCCAGAATTTCAGCACATTCTCCCGCGTGTACCCGCTCTGCGAGGAACTCGGAGACATCACCGCGTCTCAAATCAATAAGCGTGTAGCCGGAGAAAACCCGTATGAAGCTATGCCCCGAGAAGCGAGAATCAGGATGCTTGCCCGCGAGCACCACCTTGAGCACATACGCCGGTACGTCCGGTTGTTCGAGGGCCTTGCGGGCCTGTCCCTCCTCGGTGGTCAGATGCCTGCTATTCTGGGCAGCAATAACGCTGATAACTGGTATGATTTCCGAAGGAACGCCGCGCAGATCGTTGCCCCGACTGTTCCGTGGGACGCTCCTGGCGCCGATATCCTCGGTGATATTGACGACGCATGCCGGATACTTCGCGAAAACGGAAAGGTAAAACCGAATGTCATGTTCTTCGGTCAGAATGTGTCCAGGGTGTTCATGGCTGATGCCACCATCCAGGCGCTTGCCGACATTTCAGGTTTTAATTTTATCAGGTTCGGTGAATCCGGTTTCAATATGCCGGCAAACTTAAACGAGCTTGTCGCGGCCGGTGCGAACCCCATGGGCATGCTGTTCACTCCTGAAGGAAACCTAATATGGTGTTTTACCTATGTTGATGTTTATACCGACGACAACGGTGATGCACAGCATTACATGCCGCTGAACTCGGTGTTCATCGCATACTATGGCGCGCGGTGCGACCGGTATTTCGGACCCCCTGAAAGGCTCCCGCTCACCAGCGCTGATGCAGCATGGTATCAGGAAATGTTCGGCATGAATATCAATGCCCCGATGCTCCCGGCAAATATCAAGGGGGGCGGCGGTGTCGTTAATCCCGCCATGTTCTACTGCGACGCATACCGGAGCGGAGACAATAAAAAAGTCACCGTGAGAACCCAGAGCGCCCCGATCTTCGCCACCACGCAGACGGATGCTTTCTTTACTTACTACTCGGTCCTCACCCGGAGCTCGTAGTAGTGGCACGCAACCAGAATGTGAGGGAGGCAATGCTGCCTCCCCACATTTTTAAACCTGTAAAGCGTGACATGGTGGTGTCACCAAAAATCGAAGAACCAGAAAAGATAGAAGAACCGGAAACGGTTACAGAAGAAGGTGAATAAATGTATACTGTCCCGGCAGGGAAGATCATTTATATAGGCGGCCGCCGATTCATCGAGGGCGAGTCAATACCGCCACATCTGGCGGTTAAAATGCAATTTGCACAACCGGAAAAACCTAAACGCGGCCGCCCTTCGTTATCATTAAAATCCCAGGAGGATCCAGAATAATGGAGAACCTCCGCGCCGCCATTGAACGCGATCTTGGAGACTCCATCGAGGGTGAGTTCGGCATGGTTGTTCAACTCACGTCGCCAGATGGTATCACCCAGATTTATAAAAAAGGATCATCCTCGGTATTATTAACGGGGCAGTGCCTTTATTCGTCGCGGCGGGAAAATCCAGACACCGGGCTCCCTGAAATAGTCGACCAGGCTGTGGTGACGCTCCGGGTTTCATCACTCGATCGCGTTCCACTTCCCGGGGAGAACTGGTATGTAAAATTTGCCACGTCTCCGGTTGTAGGAGCTCCCTTGCGAGGTTTTGTAGCATCGTCAGACAGGGCTCCTGAGCATTGCCAGGATATCGGATTTATCAAGTTGTATGAGCAGCGCGTCGAGACCGAGAGCGTCAGGCCGGTATCGACATGATGACATACCGCACAGTCAAGTCTGCACTGGTGACAACTCTTGGTGATCAATCTGATGGCCGTTTCGATGTCGTTGGCTTCAGGCAGCAGAGCAAGGCTTCAGATGAGCAAACAGGTTTTCGCCGGAAAGTACGGATTTTCTATACTAACGGGAGCTTAGAGAAGTCAAAAAACAAGAACATGGGAGCGAAGGCCCATGATTGCGAGTTCAGTATTGAGCTTTCAGCATCAGCCGGAGCCCGTGTCGATATGACAGTTCTCGATGACCCGGCATCCACCCCACAGCAGAAGGCGGCAGCGCTGGCATCATTGCAAGAGGCTGCGGACCTTGCTGACAATTCCATGGATGAGCTCATCGACGCTGTTTTTAATATTCTGTTTGACGCTACCAACGTTGACCTCGGCCTCGATGTCGGGGTGATTTCAAACAGGTGGATTTCTTCAATCCAGAAAGACAATGTTCTGGAGCGTGGGGATCTCATTGTCTCCACGGCAAATATAAAATACTCGTGCAGGGTTGTTGAATATGTCCAGGGCGCCGTTCCTGTTGTCCCCTCCCCTGCTGTTATCGACAGTTCAATCCCGGTCAATACCAATACTGGCGCGGGAGTACTGATATAAAGATGAAATTTACCAGGAGGATTCTATGACTATAACCCCTTCCAGTTTGGCCGCCATAAATGGCGTGAGCGTCCAGAATCAAAAATTTGCGGTGACGGCATCGGTTATCCCGCAGAGAAATGTAATTATCGGAACCTGTGACGACAGGCTGTTCCCGGGAATTATGCCGAATGTTCCCATCAGGGTTTACAGCCCGGAGGACGTGGGAAGCCGTACCGGTTTTGGATACATGCTGCACCGCCTCGCCAAGGCCGCGTTTAAGCCAGGCGCCGTTGAAACCTGGATCATCCCCCAGGAAGAAGGAGGGTCCGACCCAGACCAGGCGGCCGGATCTCTTGATTTTACGGCATCAGCTGGCGTACTTGCCGGTGAGCTTGCCCTATATATCGCCGGTGAGCGTGTTGCCGTAAACGTCGCGGCCGGCGACGACGCCGACGACATAGGCGGAGCAATCGCCGACGCAATAACCGCTGACGACAACCTCCCGGTGACCGCGGTGAACGCCGCAGGGGTTGTTACCATTACCAGCAAATCGGGAGGCCTCTGGGGGAATGACATCACCCTCATGTTTAATCTCAACTCCGGCGAAGTCCTTCCAACAGGTGTGTCGTGTATTGTAACCCCCATGGCTGGTGGCCTTGGGACCCCAGACATACAGGACGCACTCGACGCACTTGGAACCGGCGACGCGCAAAACGAAAAGTTTTTTACCAACGTTATCCATGGATATGGCGCCGTAACCGCGGTTCTTGACGCGCTGTCAAATTACAACGGTGTCGGGAACACGTTTATCGGGAACTACAAAAAAGAAGTTGCCCGCCCGTTCCGCTCACTGATCGGCGATACCACCGCAGGGACCGCAGGACTCAACGCGGCGCTCGTTCTTGCCGGCAACAGGCGCACCGACCGGACAAACGGCAAAATCTGCGTACCTGATTCACCGAACCACCCGCAGGAAATCGCGGCACAGACGATAGGGATCATGGCGGTAACCAACAGCATCAGGGCCGAGGAAGGATACATTGACAAGGCGCTGGACGGCGTTTTCCCTGGCGACACCGCTGACCGCTGGACCAACGATTACGACAACCGCGACCAGGCGGTAAAAGGCGGCGTAGGGACCACGCTCGTGAAAAACGGCATCGTGTATCTGCAGAACGTCATCACGTTTTACCGTCCCGCTGACGTTGCGCCAGAGTCGAACGGCTACCGGGCAATGAGGAACATTTCGATCATCCAGAACCTGCTGTACAATTACCGGCTGAATTTCGACCAGGTGAAATGGCAGGGGATTTCAATCGTTGAGGACACCGCGCAGGTGACGAACGTGACCGACCGCGAAAAGGCGCGCGACATTGACGCCGTACTCGACGACCTTGTGGCCCTTGCCGTCGCATTCGCCGGAAATGCCTGGATCTACAATTCTTCGTACACGATAAACGAGCTGGCGCAGGGTGACAAAGTTACTCTCCGCGCCGGCCTCACCGGTTTTGACATCACGTTCCCGGTTATCCTCAGCGGAGAGGGCGGGATCTATAACAGCGTCATCACGTTCGACACTTCAATCGCCATTTTGACGGCATAACAGGAGGAAATAAATGGGAGAAAGCACAGGCACTTTAAGAAAAGCCACCATCGACGGCGTAACGTATGACGTCATGGCTGACGCGAATATCAATTTCAAGCGGTCGAAATACGAGAAGGAAGGAACCGCCACCTCGGGGAAAACTCTGGTGAAAATGACACGCAGGGTCCAGAACGTTGAATCCCTCGATCTCGGGTGTACACCTGCGGAAATGGAAAACCTTTCCGCTATTTCCGACAAGCTCGTTTCTGTCCCGATGGCGTTCACCCTTGCCGATGGTACAGTATATCGCGGCACCGGCCACGTCCATTTTGAAGGCTATGAGTCAGAAACCGGCAAAATCACTGTGACCCTCATCCCGACAGGCGACTGGCAGCCATTCCTGGCGTGAGGTTGAAATTGCATGTCCTCCAAGCCCGTGTACATACTCATCCGCACCAGTGGCCGTCCGCGGTATTTTGCCAGGATGATGGAAACGATAAAGGAACAAACGTATAAAAATATCGTGACCATCGTTCATTCGGACGACCCCCGGGATGAGTATGTCACGGGCGACATGATAATCCATGGCGCAGCATACGGCCAGGAGTTTGGAGATGGGACATACAATCTGTATAACAATAGGCTGTTAAAATCAATCCCTGAAGGCGAGGGATGGTATCATTTCATTGACGATGACGACCTTTACGCTTCTCCTGATGTCATAGAGAGACTTGTGGCATCGTCAAAACGTGACCATGTAAATGTCGCCAGGGTCCAGCGGATCCGCGGCGGGAAAAAGGTTGTTTATCCGAACAAATGGGGACGCCAGCGGTCATATCAGACGGAGTGTTTTTTTCTGCATACTGATCACCGGAAACGCGCGAAATGGTGGGGAAATACCGGCGGAGACCACTACTATTCAAAACAGCTCACCCGCGTTCTCCCGATAAACTGGATTGATGATTTGCTGATATGTAAGGCGCAGGAGGCAAAGGGCTGCGGGAAAAAACTAGATCTCGGATTAAAACGTTGCCGATATGACAGTTTCCCTGCTGATAAAATTGTATGCTGCCTCGGCCTTGCGGTCCCCAGAAACAAGATAAAACGGAACGATCCGATCCGCCATGGAGAATATAGGAACATGCCCTACGCTGAGGCGGTGGAGCTTGAAAAACAGGGACGTGTAAAAATTACCTACCCGCCAAAGAAACCAGAGCGGCCAGAACCGCGAAACATATACCAGTATTAACACATTTGGAGGACACAATGATTTTCAAGGACAACGATGAACGCTACATCCTGAGTAAAGAATCAGCGGAAAACGAACTGAAAAAAATGATGGACTATTATGAAATAGACATCAAGGAAATCGACGACAAGGATCTGAAAAAAGCAATCTCCCAGGGGTACGAGCGATTGATCAAGGCGGTCAGGCTCGGACGACTGAAAGTAAAAACTGAATCTGGCATACAGGTCATCCAGACGCTGCGAAGCAACGGGACAGAAATCACCTACAGGGAAATCGATGGAAAGGCCAAGGCGTCCATGGCCGGGAAGGATGACAAGGATTATTATGGCAGGGCGTATGCCCTCATGGGATCGCTGTGCGGCCTTGGTGAATCGGCGATCCTTGCACTTAAAGGCGTCGATCTGTCGCTGGTGGAGGTGCTTGGTCTAATTTTTTTATCGGTGTAAATCGGGCGTGGCAGTGGATGGGGAACCTCTTTTCGAGGGGCCAGCAGATATCAGAGATAAAGGCGCTCCGATTTGCTGAATTAAAAATGTGGAATGTATGGCATGAACTTATGGCCGACCAGGAAGCAAAAGCGACATGCTCAAAATGCGGAAAAACGTACGATGTCAGAAAACAGAAAAAATGCACATGCGGGAGAGGGTAAATGCCTGATTTCGCGGTAAGAACAGCCTTCAGGGCAACTGACCGGATGAGTCCGGCGTTTCGGCGCATGGGGGATGAGGCCGAACGGTTTGGCCATCGCGGCGCCGGTGCCATGACTCGCATAGGGCGCGCGGCGCAAACGGCGCGCGGATTCATGATGAGCATGCTCCCCATGGCCGGTGGGTTCGCCCTTGTCGGACTTGCAAACCGAGCCATTGAGCTGGCGTCATCGTTGAACGAGGTCCAGAACGTCGTCGATGTCACGTTCGGCCAGAACGCGGGACAGATAAACGCATGGGCACAGTCCGCCATCAGGAATTTCGGCATTTCTGAACTCCAGGCAAAGCAATTCACCAGCCAGATCGGCGCCATGATGAAATCTTCTGGCATAGCCGGCCAGGAGCTGGTGGATATGTCAACGAACCTTGCTGGGCTCGCCGGTGATTTTGCGTCATTCTACAACCTTCCAATCGAGGAAGCGTTCGACAAGATCCGCGCCGGTATCGCCGGTGAAACCGAACCGCTCCGGCGTCTCGGGATAAACATGACCGTGGCGAACCTTCAGGCGTTTGCCCTGTCACGTGGTATTACAAAATCGTGGCAGAGCATGACCCAGGCGGAGCAGACTCAATTGAGGTATGCGTTCCTGATGCAGCAGTCGGCGGACGCCCAGGGCGATTTTAATCGCACGTTGCAGAATTCATTCGCAAACCAGAAACGGGTTCTCGGGGTGCAGTTCGACCAGTTTCTGGCGAGGATTGCCACGGTAATTCTTCCGTCATTGACTGCGCTGTTCCAGCGCCTGAACTCAATTCTGGCTAACCTTGATACCGGACCATTTGCGACTGGCCTGCAGATCATAGTGGCAATTATCCCCTACCTGGTGGGAGGTTTCCTCGCATATAAGGCCGCTCTCATGGCCGCGGCGATATGGCAGGGGTACTGTGTTGCCGCTGGCTGGCTGCAGTATCTCATAATGATGATCCCTGTTATCCGCTCGGCAGTTGCCGCCCAGGGGCTCCTGAACTTCATGTTCCGCGGGACCGCTCTGTGGTCTACGATATTGAAGGTCAAAATGATTGCTCTTGCCGTGGCCCAGCGTGTCATGACCGTGGCACAGTGGCTGTTTAACTCGGCACTATTCGCCTGTCCCATAACCTGGATCATCGCCGGGATCCTCGCCCTTGTAGCCGTTGGATATCTCTTGTACAGAAACTGGGAAACCATCGCGGAATTTTTCACCGATATGTGGCAGGGGTTGAAGGATGGTTTCACATCAGTGTGCAATTGGATCAAAGACAAGTTCCAGGCGGTGGTAAACTGGGTTTCCGCTCGATGGGGAGACATCAAGGGGTTTTTCGGCATCGCCGAGGATGCAGGATTTACCGGTGGATCACTTACCGCCCCGAACGCGGGGGCACAGCGGACGACGTTCCAGGGAGAGCTGAACATCGCAAACGCCCCACAAGGATCCAGGGTACAGCAGGAAACAACCGGCCCTGGCGGGTTTAATGTTTCGCTGCTGGGGGTGAACGCATGAGCTGGGAAAATGAACTAAAAGAGGAAATCAGGTTCACCTCGCCTTCCGGAAAGGAATTCTCTGCGCTCTGGCGCGATAACCCTCGTTCATTCGAGCGTAAGCTAGGCCAGTTCAATCCGCCATCATTTTCTGGGACTGTCGTCCAGGATCTCGGCCCGAAATCATGGCTTTATCCGTTGACTTTTTATTTTGACGGACCATTTCACAATAAAACGGCAAATGAATTCACCGACGCCCTGTATAACGAATCAGGGCAATGGGAGGTAATTCACCCGGTCAAGGGCCCGCTCGGCCTGCAGCTGGTGTCTATTAAAGAATTGATTTCACCGGTTGAAAATGGAAATTATACCGCGTTTGAATCTGAATGGATAGAACCGGCAAATCAGACGCGGATTATTTCTGTTGAGGAAACGATCACTACGCTTCTGTCATCGATTATCGGCGCAATCGAAGACGGTTTTTTAATCGCCCAGCAGCTGAAATCAGATATTTACAGCGGGATACAGGCGGTACTGAATACATTTAACGCCATCGTTAATTTTATGGATACCATTACCCGGGAACTGGCATCGCTGAACGCCATAGTCCTCGACGCTTATGACTCGGCGCGCTCGTCGTTCGATAACGCCATTGACACATTCGATAAAGATAATTTTTCAGAATCGATAAATGCAGTTTTTGAGCAGGTAGTGAATCTCTCACTGGCGCCACTTGCGGCGACATCTGATTTCATGTCTCGTTTTAACGCAAATCTTGAATTGATCGAATCAATAATTGATCTCGCACCGGCAACAGTTACCGATGATGACTATAATACGGTAATTACCCAGGAGATGGGAGTCACCGTCGCGCTCATTGCCATCGCGCAGATCGTTGCGACATCTGAATTTTCAAGCAGAGCTGATGTGATAGCCGCGATAGATAATTTGACAAATATTTTCAATGATACAATTTCAGCACTCGATGAAATTCAAGATGGATTTTCCGGCCTGTATATCGACCAGCAGTATTTCAGCCAGACGAAAACATATACCGGACTTATGAATATATACGCGCTGTCAATTCAAGCGCTGATGAAAATTTTTCTCAGTATTAAGGCTGAGAAGCGCTTCACCCTGGCAAGGCCCAGATCGCCGCTTGAAATTACCGTCACTGAGTATGGAAGCCTCGGCGAAAATGACGAAAATTATGATTTATTCATAAAATCAAACCAGCTCTCCGGTAATGATATTCTTTTGCTCCCAGCTGGCCGGGAGGTGGTTGTCTATGTTGGATAGCCTGTCTGGGAAATTTCCAGACCAGATGACACTTATCGTGGAGGGCCGCGAAATTATCATCGATTCCGGGAAACTGCTCAGGACTATGGACACCATCGCCGACGCCTTCACTGCGACAGTCCCATGGGAGCCCGGTTTTGATCCAGGCCTTGATTATGCGCTCAGGCCGTTCGGGTATCAGGATTGTCAGATCTACATCGGGAACGACCTCGAAATGGATGGGGTGCTTTACAACGTTTCACAGCGCAAAAAAAATGACGGAATAATAAAAGAACTCGAAATATTTTCACGGACTGCCGACCTGGTCGACTCATCAGTTTCGCCGCCTTATGAAGCGAATAATATCACCCTGTCAGACCGTTGCCGCCAGCAATGCGAACCGTTCGGCATCGACGTTGAAATAGGAAATGGCGTCGATCTTACCGTGCCAACTCTCGTGGCTGCGAATAGGTGGTTGAATTATCGCCGGATAACCGACATTTCCGACGCCCAGCGTCTCGCCATGGGCCGCGCTGGTGATATCGTTGTGGGCCAGGTATATCAAACGCCATCGTTTCGTTTTCGCTTGAATCCAGATGGAACATACAGTATCGACCCGCTCGTACAGGCGCGCCGGGAATACCGGTTCCCCAGGGTGTCCGCAGAACAGACCGACACGATATTCGAGCACCTGCTGAAGCTTGCACAGCAGCGAGGATATCTGCTGTCATGCACAAAGCACGGGAACCTGTTGATCGTCGCCCCGAACATCGCCGGTAACCCGCTGGGAACCATTGAGGACGTGAACCCGATGGCCGAATCCTATGAGATAAAATTCACCGGGAGAGAGCGATGGAAATATTACCGCGCCATTGCCTCATCTTCAAGGACAGGCAGGGCCGCAGCGGCAGGGACCGCACAGGATGACGTGGTGACACCCCCGCGAAAACTCACGTTTACCGCTGACGACAACCTCCCAGGGGAGGCGCCGAACGCCGCCGCATGGAGGAAAAACAAGGCGGCTGCTGATGCACTGTCGATACCGTTCCCGGTAAATTCATGGTACGGGCCAGACGGCAGACTGTGGATGCCGAACACCCGCGTCACCGTCGTGAGCGACACCATCGGATTATCTGATGGGTTCACGTTTTTAATTTCACGGGTAGAGCTGAAATATGCCGCAAACGGAACAACGGCGACGCTTGAATTGAAACCGCCTTCGGCATACTCAACAGATCCTGAAATTCAGGAGCCATGGCTGCAATGAGCAAACTTGGAATAATAACGAACAGGCAGATCACTACCAACAGGGACGGAAACGCCACGAGGATTATCCTCCAGGTGAACATGATGGAGGATGATGTCAGGACCGTCGAAATGGTCGGTCAGGCCGGAGAGGACACAAACCCGGCGAACGGGTGCCGCGTCGTCGTTATAGACATCACGCCGTCCCATAAGCTCGCCATTGCGGTGACCGATGATCTCGCCCCTGAGTGCGATCCCGGGGAAAAAGAAATTTACAGCACCGACAACCCCGTGTCGGCGAAAAAGGCACGCACCCTCTGGAATTCAGACGGTGATATCATTCATGATGCAGACGGCGGCGCGAAACTCGAAATATTAAACAGCGGTGACGTTGTGCATAATTCAGGCACTGAGTCAGCGGTGAGCTATACAGCCTTAAATAATGCTTTACAGCTGCTCGTTACCGCTATCAACGCTGCATTCGCAACAAAGGCAGACGCGGCCGGGGCAAACCCAGGCATCACGCTCGATATATCACTTGCAGAATCAGGAACGGTAAAAATCCCATGATGGATAGATTTCAAGGCGACCCAGCTGTAAAGATCACCGAGGGCGGCGCGTCGATGACGTTCAAAGGCGGCCAGCCTGTTATGGATCAAGGATTCGAGAATGCCGTTCAGATGTCGTTATTCACAAAACCGGGATGGTGGGGAAACGTGCTGCTCACTGAGGATGAACAGAAAATCGGGTCAAATTTCGAGCAGATAAGGACCATTGTTGATGTTCAGACCATAAACGATTACGCCGACGATGCCCGCGTTGCCATGCGGTGGATGATATCGTCACGCCTGGCAGAATCAATCGATGTGACCGTTTTAAATCCATATTTAAACCAGATCCACACGTCTGTAATTATCCGGCCCCCAGGACGTGATTCCGCAAAGCTGTTGTTTTTAAAAAATGGCATCAACTGGATAATGCAGGCCACCTACCCGGCCAATGAGAGGTTATAATGGCATATTCAATCCCGACAACCGCTGAATTATACGCTGCACATCTGGCGCGACTGGAAGCATCAATCGGACAGACTGCCCCATCAAATGCCAAGGCGTTTCTTCGCGTGCTTGCTGCGGCTGAGGCCGGTCTTGATATCGGTCATTATAAATATGCCGCAGATGCGGCCCTGCAAAATCTCGCATTGACAGCGACAGGCGATGGCCTTGACAGAATCGGAAATGATAACAGCACGCCGAGAAAACAGGCGGTTACTGCGATTCTCACGGCGACGCTTCCAGCAACAACCGGAACGGTAATTCCTCTCGGAACTGAGTTTACCAGCGATGACTCTGGCGTGAGATATAAAACAACGGCAGAGGCCACGGCAGTGGCAAACATTGCCACGTTATCAATACGATCGATGGAAACCGGAACAACCGGAAACCTTGACAATGGATCGACATTATCAATATCGTCACAGATAGCAGGTGCGTCCACCGTGGCGACGGTTACAGCAACGACGACACTTGGGGTTGACCAGGAAACCGATGCAGATTATAGGCCGCGGGTATTATTTGCACAGCGCGCCGTAACCGGTGGAAGCAACGCCACCGACCACAAAATATGGGCCGAGGCTGTCACGGGCGTCAGGCGAGCGTTTCCCTATTCTGGGCGACCAGCGGATGAGGGTGTATCGTTCCCAGGAGACCGCACTGTTTACATTGAGTGCGTCACGACGATTGACGCCGACGGAATACCTCCGGTTGACCTTCTTGGCGACGTGCGCGACGCAATAAACTATGATCCGATTACCGGAGAAAGCAGGGTTATTCTTGGCCTGACAGATGACACGTTATTCATAGAGCCTATAATAAGGACGTCAATTTTTGTTGAAATAGAGGATTTGGATGTAGAGGCCGACAAAGAGGCTGCATGCAAGGCTGATATTTCTGACGCGCTTGAATTGTATTTCCGATCAATTGCGCCGTTTGTTGACGGCGTTGATGTCGTACAGGAGCGGTGTGATACCATCACAAACCTCACCGTCTCTGAAATAGTCCAGGACGTTTTAAGGGCATATGGTGCAAACGCTGAAACTGTTGTTTTCGGCCTTGTCGTCGGCGTGGCAATCCCTCTGTATTTGCTGAACCCAGGAGAACTGACAAAGCTAGGAGGCGTCACGTATGTTTAGCCGTGACGTACTCAACGCACTGTGGCCGGATGGCTCATTCTGGGTGCCGGTATCCGGCGATGACTACGACCTTTTCATGGACGGCATCGCAGCAAATACCGAGGCCATCAGGGCCGATCTTGACGCGCTGCGTACTCTCAGGGATCCGGCTCGGACGCCGATATTGTCAGATTTAGAGCGGGAACTTGGAGTAATACCGCTTCTGGTAGCGACAGAGGAAGAGCGGCGTGAGCGGCTTGCGCTGGCAATGTTCAGGCGTGCCGAACAACCGACATATGAACTTCTTGAGGAAAAACTTCGCGCATCCGGTTTTGACGTTTATGTCCATGCAAACTCTCCAGCGGTTGATCCGGCGATATTTCTGGCCCAGGCGTTTAATATGGTATGCGGCGATCTCCTCCCGGGAGGAAACGACGCCCAGTGTGGTGAGGCCGAGGCAATATGTGCGCAGGTTGGTGGTGAGCTGCTCGTGAACGGTGAATTCTTCGAGCAAGAACCGAATTATACATGCCTATGCGATGAGCCACTCGCACAATGTGGTGAGGCCGACGCGCTCTGTGGGCAATATGATAGCATAAGACTGTTTTTGATCGAATATGAAATCCCAACAATAGCTGGATATTGGCCTTTGATATTTTTCGTCGGAGGAGCGGCAACCCGTGACCCGGTAACTGGTGAAATCACAGACATCGAAATTGCACCCATCCCAACAGGGCGGCGGCTTGAGTTTAGAAGAATTATTTTAAGACATAAGCCCATGTGCTCGTGGGCTGGCCTTATCGTTGTTTATCAATAGGAGGATAGAATGATAGATTATGCGGCAGTATTTACCAATTATTCAGGAGTATTTCCCGACATCGAGGCAGTGAATGTTTCTGCCCCAGGTGCAGGCGATGGGACAGAATTTGTCGCGGCGCTCGTAAACGATATCTGGGGACGCGCTCAGGCGCTCATGGACTACGCAGGCCTCACCCCAGATGGCGTGCAGGAGGCCCCAGACACGGCACAGATAATTGAGGCCATCGGTAAGGGGTTCGGCGTCGGCCCTGGTATTGGCGTTGATTATTGGAAAAACGACACCCCAGCTGCACACGGTGATCGGGTGTTATTATTGCAAGGACAGGTTATTTTAATTGCGACCTACCCTCTCCTAACAGCAGCTGTTTATTGCGGTGACGCGAATAATGGAACAGCTCCAGCCTTTTATAAGACATCAGACGCTGGTGGGACAACCAGGGATACTGCTGGCACATATCTGGTTTTACCTGACCATAGAGGTCTCGTTCCAATAATGCTCGGTACAGCGACGGTGAATACAAGGGCGAAGGCTGGACCAACAAGCCTTGGCCAGGTTCAAGAAGACCAGATGCAGGGTCATTATCACAGGTCAGTGGTTGCAGTCAACAGAACATCTGCAGCAGGAGGAGCAGAAAACATGTCTGATCATGCAGGGGGAGGTACTGATGACACTATCGTTACGATCCCAATTTCAGACGGCGTCAACGGAACTCCGCGGACCGGCACATACACCCGCGTATCATCCATGGGCCATAATTACGGGATTACATATTAGGAGGACACATGCACACTATAAAAATTGAAACGATCGACGGATATAACATCATTACAGGAATTCACAACGCGACAGGGCTGATCGATCCTGAAGCGACGAAAAAGAAAGTTTCATGCCTCATTGAAAAAACAGAGGTATACGGTAAAATCGATAAGATCAAAAACCAGATGCAGGCATATGCCGGGCAGGCAATCCAGGCGAGAAAGAACGCTGTCGATGCAAAACGGCGCAATGACAAAGAGTGGAAAAAATACTGGGACGAATTTACCGAACGGCAGGGCCAAATGAAGGAACTTGAAAAACAGCTGCTCCCGCTGGCTGCAGAATTCAAGAATAAATATGCCGAAATGATCATTGAAAACGCGGAATACTTTTCGCAACAGCCCGGGAATGAATACATCAGCGACACAGATGCCGAGGAAATCTTCACCCTTATGGCTGAGGCGTCCGAGGCAGGACAGCTTGTGACTGTTGAAAAACAGAAAGTTCAAGATGACCGCGGAAAAAAGTTCTGGAAAAAATCATCGGGAACGTGGGTAAAAACTGAAATAACCGCGCTCGGTGAAAAGATACCGTCAGGAGCGATTCATGAAAAGAACCTGACCGCAGAGCAGCAGGCGGAAATTGCGGAACAGATCGAGGATGAACGCGTTGCCGCGCTGTCAACGTCAGCGAAAAATGCTGAACGAACAGCAGCACTCGAATCAGCAGCAGTACAGGCGGGGATCATGAAAAACAAACTTGAAGTCCAGGGAGACAGTCAGGCGCTCAAAAAAGCCAAGGACTGGATGGCCGAAGAAACGTCAAGAATCGAGTTGAAATACTCGTAAAAATAAAAGCCGGGGTGATTGCCCCGGCTTTTATTTTCTATGCCGTGCCTTGCCGCGCCTCTCGCCTCCCAGCCTGTCCGCGTCGTGTCAATCCTTGCCTGCCGCGTTTAATATTCCATAACCTCGCTCACTCCGTTGGTAAACAGAGACACGAGCCCAGTTATAAAATCATATCGGTATACCTGAGCGTCGAAAAAGAAATACAGATTATCATCGGCGATAACCGGCAACAGCAGTGAGTGGTAATAAACACCGGTCTCATTCGTTCCGTCACCTGTATAAAGGCGTACAAAATCAATTTTTTGATTCACGCTCGGGACATGCCTGATGACATACCCTGTCCTGCAATCTATCCAGTACAGCACGTCCTCGCCGTTTTCGTATCTCGTTCCCGCGGGGATCACCGTGTTTTGATATGACCGCACCCCAGTCATGACCGATCCGTTTTCCACCAGAGTTGCGCCGTCCCAGGTGTAGCCGTTGTGACTGTACCACTTCGACCCTGATTTTAGCCAGTGGTCGGCGTTGTTGAAATAGTTCGTTGTCCAGCTCACGGCCACGTCGTCGATTTTCGCGGTTCTTAAAGTGGCGTTAAAATCCCAGACGACGAAACCGTTTTCAACGAGCACGTTGATATTATTTTTCGTGCCGTCAATATGCCACCATGTTCCACCTGATTTTTGATAATAAACGTCTGTTCCGAGAGTCGTTATTTTCTCAGTGTAGAACATGCGATCATACCAGTGACCATATTCATCAGCATTTTTAAAAATCTTTGTATACCATTTTGCCTGAGCTCCGAGCGCATATGCCTCATCGGGGCTTACCCGCTCGATGATCCAGGTGTTCGCGCCATCGAGACATACACCATCAGGCACGGTGACCAGGTTTTTGCTCGTTACCGTTTCTCCGCCGGCGTCCAATGAGTATAACACGTTTTGAGCGGAATAAACCTGGGATTCAGCGCGGGTGACCGTTTCGTCTTTCCAAGACCAGACGACGGATCCGTCGTAGAATTTCATTGCAGTCCCAGTGCGTAATGCGAGAACGACATCTCCGGTTTCAGGCTCACCCTCTGGCACCGGATCGGTTGATCCGGTGACAATGACCTGTGCGCCACCGCCGCCGTCGCCACAGCCATACAGGGCAACTGCAAGAATAAGGAAAAATATTTTTTTCATTGCGTCCTCCGTTTCAGCGTATCACTATATATTATTAATGCACTGAGAGAGAGTCAAATAATTATTCGTTAAAATAGGCCATTATGTCGCATTGCTCAGATTTTTTGATGCAATCGAAGCACCTGATCGCCCTGGATGGCGGCCCCGGTGTTTTTAAATACAGCGTGACCATTTTCCCACACTCACATTGATATCGGTATCCGCCATCATGCATCTGTTGTATTTTGGGCATTATCAGTCATCCTTGATATCGTCTTTTTTGACAGTCAATGCGCCAATAAAGGCCAACATTATTATAAATAAATAGGGCCCAAATGTGATAGCCAGAATTATGGTGATAAATTTTAATATAACCAAAATCATAATTTTTCCTCAACCTCAAAAAAATACACCCAGTTCAAGCGCGCGTCTCGGTACATGTGGATGATGTCGATTAAAATATCATGGACAGTTTCATCGATGTCACTGAGCGAATTCCCTTTGATTTTACGCTTGATTTCTATGGTATCGAATTGAGTGTTGAAACTTACCGTCACCTCGGTTGATTTATTCATTGGATCCTCCTTTTAATTCCATTTTCATATATTGCATATTCAGGAACGATAACTCGGCCTCTGGTGCGTGAAAACTCG